AATGCCAAGGGTCGGGCTTCGTATAAAGCGCAGACAGGCGGGACACTTAAGGCTCCGGTCAAGAGTGGAGACAATCCCCGCCGCGCTTCGTTCCTCGCTCGTATGGGCAATATGTCAGGTCCTGAACGCGACGAGAAGGGGCGCCCGACCCGACTCCTTCTCTCGCTTCAGGCTTGGGGTGCTAGTAGCAAGGCGGATGCTCGCACCAAGGCCAAGAATATTTCATCTCGCCTCAAGGCGAGTAAGGCTTGAAGCCGCTCAACACTGACATCGCACGCGACCTCGCTCGCGGACGAGATGACATCGAGTTCTTCGCAGAACGTTGGCTCGGTATTAAGGGGAACCCTGGGCAAGTTAGATGGTGGAAAGCGTGCGCCGAGCGTGACGAAACGGGCTACCGCCCGCGCTACATCACGACGGTCGTATCAGCAGGTAACCGTGCAGGAAAGACTCTTGCTATGGCTGTTGTGTGCCTCCATCACGCGCTATACAAACTAGGACTACAGAACCCCACCGCAGGAGACCCAGAGTCCTACCGCCGCTGGAGCGATGCTCCGTACGAGTGGTACCACGTAGGCATCCAGCAAGAGACCGCAGAGCTGGTCTTCCGCGAGATCGAGGCAATCCTCGGCTCCTCGCATCCAGCGCAGAAGGGTCGCGGATGTGCTATAATGCGCGAGCTGGGCAAGGTCATTGACACCCAGAAGAAGTACCGAGGCGAGTACGCGTGGGTCAAGTTCAATCCAATCGTCGGTGGAGCAAGCATCCACTTCCGCACCACACAAGACCGAGCGAAGGCACTGCTCGGCAAGGATATGAACGGCATCTCATTCGACGAGGCGGCCTTTGAGCCACACCTTGTGATGATCTATCAAGAGGTTCTCAACCTCCGCCGACTCTCCACTGGTGGTCCGCTCCACTTCATTGGGACACCGAGCGAGGGCATCAACGATTACGCAGAACTCTGGGAACGCGGGAATCCAGAGAACCCATCACGAGATGACAAGTTCATCTCCTTCCGCCTCTCCACGAGGGACAACGTCGGGTACGGTCTGACGCAGAATAACTTTGACGACGTGATCCGCCAACAGGCGGAGTACCTCATCCCACAGAACATTGACGGATACTTCATCGAGGCGAGGGACGCCTTCTTCTGGAGCCAGTCAATTCTTGAGGCGTGCAAGACGCTAGAGGATGATGTGAAGCCAGTGAAGAACCACCGCTACATCCAAGGCGTAGATCCCGGCATCTCACACGATGCGACGTGGGCGATCACGCTGGACATCACCAGCCGATCCAAGATTCGCGGCGTGCGGGTCAGGAAGCGCGGCGGGAAGCAGAGCATCTCTGCGGTGGTGAATATGGTCCGCGAGGGCCATCTCCTCTACAGCCAAGACGGCGCCTTCTGCACGACCATCGTGGACTCCACTGGTCTCGGCGGCAGGCTCTTCCAGCAGGAGTTCTCAATGATCCGCCCGCTCCGAGGGTTTGACTTCGGTGGCACCAAGGCGAAGAAGGTGGAACTCCTCAACGATCTGAAGGCAGTCATCGACAAGGGTCAGATCGAACTCCCAGTCGGCGGTGTTTGGGACGAACTCAAGCGACAGCTTCTAGCGTATCGGCTAGACGACAAGAAACTAGAACAAGACGCCGTAATGGCGCTGGCAATCGCGGTGCGACACGCGCTGCGGAATCCTGAGAAGGGCGTGGAGAATCCAACCTTCACCTATTTTGGAGCAAGTGACTGATGGCTAAAGTTCGTAAGATTCCAGCGGCGTTTGAGGGTACGAGAGGCGTACCGGCGCAGTATACGACCGACCCCGATGTAGCGACGCCAGAACAGATTGCATCTATTGGCAAGGCGCTGGACAAAGCGGCAAAGATGCGCCGTGGTCAGCAGATCCTCACCCCAGTAGAGAAGGGCAAGCCGATTGCCACATCCCCAACGAAGCGCAATGTCTTCGGTGGGGAGGTTCAGACCGCTCCTAACGGGACGCCAAACGATGGCATCTCGGCACGCGGTAGCATTAACTTCAAGGCGAACATTGACGCAGACCGCAGCAAGCGTGCACCTGGTGCATTCGGCGCTGGTCTCCGTGGCGGTCAGGGCACACTCCGCATCCAGCCAAACGTAGATAAGCTGTCGCCATCAGAGGCAGCCTCGCTCAAGATGCTGGAGTCCTCGCTCGTTGCGCAGGAGATTGACCCAAAGAACAGCGACGACTACACGCTCCTCCAAGAGATCCTTGGTCGCAAGCAGTTGGTCGATCCAGAGCAGAACCGCCTGAAGGCGCTGTTCCGCCGTATGGACAACCTCTACCACCCAGAGACCGTCACCCTCGGCGGTGCCGACCATTGGTCCGATGACCCAAGCGCACGCCTCGCTGGCCGCGCCCACGTCTCGGTCAACATCCACCACGCCTACGTCCAGATCCCTGCGGCGATTCAGGCGGTGCGACCAGTCATCAACTACGTCCCGACTGGCAGCACGCCAGAGGATCGTCAGGCAGCGCAGCGACGCGAACAGATCTACTTCCGTTGGTGGGAAGCCAACGATATGGACCTTCAGATGGAGCAGGCGGCGCTCCTCAAGGAGCTCTACGGGCACACCGCCGCCAAGGTCTACTGGGATCCAATTGAGCGCGTGCCAAAGGTCTCCATCATTGAGCGCCCTGAGAACCTCTACCTCGGCTTCGGCAACAGCGATTACAACCGCCTAGACTGGGCACTCTACACCTACGGGATGTCGCCACAGTCCATCCAAGAGGACTACGGCGTCAACGTCATTCCTGTCAAGCAGGGTGAGAAGTGGTTCCCCTACACGAGCCGTGGCAGCCACGACGACCCAATCGGCAACGTGTGGGCAAACGCCTTTGAGCGCAACCCGCTCCGACGCGAGACTGCCTACGAGCAGATGCAGATTGAAGTCTACGACTACTGGTACAAGGTCGCCACTGGCCCAGGCAAGGCGCCGCTGGTGTACAACGCTATCTACGTGGGCAACACCCTCGTCAAAAACGAGGCACATCCAGAGTACGGCGGACAGATCCCGTACATCCACCTGCCAAACGGCAAGATCCCAGGCAGCCCATACGGCAAGCCTGCGCTCTACGATCCTGAGCAGCTCCTCCGCGAGAAGGACGAGCGGGTCACTGCAATGGCGCAGATGATCCAGTCCATCGTCGGTGGACAGATGTGGCAGTTGGTCGGAGCCGAAGCGCCTGACGAGGTACCGCCAAACGCGCTGCCAAAGCCGGGTCGCGTGGCAACGCCTGGACCAGGCAACGAACTCCGTGCCATCCAGCCGTTCATTCCACAGTTCCAGATCGAAGCATACATTGCCCGCATTGACCGAGAGTTGACCGTGGCAACAGGTCTTAACGACCTGCTCCTTGGCCTTGCGCCCGCGCAGGTGTTGGGTTCGTCCCGCGCCATCGCGGCCCTGATTGCAAACTACGAATCACGCCTCGCGCCAAAGCGCAAGGTGTTCTACTCGTGGATGAAGAAGGTCTGGGAGATGTGCGCCCGAATCTGGGAAGAGAAGGATCGAGACGTCAAGCGACTTATTGCTGGCGAATACCGAATCGAGATCATCGCCCCAGAACTTACCCCGCGAGACACACTGGAACTTGCCAGCACCGCGATCAACCTCGTGCAGAACCGACTCTGGTCGGCAGAGCGTGCGATGGACCGCGTGGGCGTGGAAGATCCAATTGGCGAGAAGGAACTCATCCGCGACGAACAGACGGATGCCACCCTCAACCCAGCCGCTGTTGCCACGATGGCGCAGGTTGCTGGTCAGATGCAACAGATGCAGATGATGCAGCAGCAGGCCCAGATGGAGCAGCAGCAGGGCGCAATGCAAGACCAGATGGCAATCACACAAGAACAGGCGCTCAACGCACAGCGTTCGCTTTCTGGAGCAGTGGATGGAAGCCAGTCACTGAACCAGCCAGAGAACCAAGCGCAGTTGCCGCCTGAAGCAAATGCTGCAAACGCAGCAGCTCCGGGAGAAGAGAACCTCCTACCAGCCCCAACCGCTACTAATGAGGTACAAGCATAATGGCACGACGAGGACGATTCGGTCGATCTGAAACTGGCGCAAGCGATCTTTCACAGACGATCCGTTCGCTTGTCCAGCAGCAACTTGCGGCTGAGGAGCAGATGCTCTTCAAGGCGTTCTACGAGGGGACCGCGTTCGGCGGGTCTGTCCCGTCGTATTCCGACCTCGTGAAGTTTGTGAACGAACGGCTTGGCGGTGGTGAGGTAAGCGACGCCCAGATGGCGTATTACGACGCTCTCCTCAATCAGGCTAAGGAGTTTGAGGTTGGCAATACGTGGACTGAACTAAAGAACTCTTTCAATGGCAGCCAAGGCCAAAACTACGATGAGATTGTTGACTTCCTCAAGGGAGAAGGGTCCGACTATGATGGTGAACTGTACGGAATCACAAAGGATTACGTCACTAAGTTCCTCTACGCCGATCTTGCTGGCGACCGAATTAGCGAAGAAGACTTTATGGGTCGATCACAGAAGGCAATGGACGCCTTCGTTGATGACCAAGCACTCTACGACGACGTAAAGTATGACGTCTACTCATCGCTTTACGAATACCAACTTGGAGAGCAGAGCGACATTCTTGCTCGCGTAAACCCATCCAAGGACAAGCAGGTCCTGAAGGCAAACGAGGGGCTTCTAGAATTCTACCGCGGTTGGAGATCCAAGCTGAACGAGACGGGCATCGCTGGTGACTTCCTAGACACAGTACAGAATAACATCGCCAAGACGAAGTTCGCCGTTCAAGAACAACGCCGCGTCGTTGCCGACAAGGCCGCAGCAGCTATCCTTAGCAGCCGCGAGTCTGCTTACGATAACGCCAAGGCGGTTGTGGACGAGTACGCGCGACTGATTGCACCTGGACTTGGCATTGATGCAAGCGATCCAAACTTCAACTTCCAAGACATTCCAGCCGTGACGCTTGCCGCTGCGCTTGATGACTTCAGCCCAGACGTTCAGGCACAGATCAGGACCGCTATTGGCGACCTTCGCGGAAAGTCAGACGCTTATGCCCAAACACTTCAATCGCAAGGAAAGGTTAATGACGCTCGCGCAATTCGAGACGTGTCAACCGACGCCAAGTTGGTATCTGGTCAGGACGTTTCCTTTGAGCGATACGTCAAGCAGTCAGAACTTAAGGACGCCCTGATGGCTGCCGCTGATGGAATCCCATCTGACGAGATTGCCGTCACTAAAGATTGGGTTAAGTTTCTTCGAGGAGAAACCACAGCATCGTTCGGTGGCGGGTTGAAGCCGGGAACTGACCGGGCAGGGCAAGAGGTTAGCCTAAACATCCAGAATGAAGCAAATGCATTTGATGCTGCTCTCAATGGAAAAACAGTTGGCATCGTTCCGAAGACGTATATGGATGACTTCCAAGCTGCTCAACGGGCGCAGGCTGGGCTTTCATCCGACGCTCAAGACTTCAACGAAAAATCGTACTCTGGGGATAATAAGTTTACGGCAGCCGAGTTGTCCAACATTGGCATTTCCCTAAACCTTGACAAGCAGATCTCCACTGGCCAGACGGTAATCACCCGCAAGCGAAACACCGACGGAACGTACTCCACTGAGTACATCCCTGCTGGTGTCCCTGCGCCAAGCGCGGGTATTCTTTATAAGATCGAACAGACCGCTACGGGAAAGGTTGTAACGGTTGCCTACAAGGGTACGCCAATCTATGGCGCTATCGCAGGGAACCTTGATACCGCACGACCGTGGGGATTTGCTTACGAGACTAAGGGCGGAACGCTGTATGCCGACTCCAAAGAAGGAAAGGTATACATTAACCCACCATTTGATGTCTCTAAGATCAAGCGTTCTGGCGCAACTGACGCCCTAATTACTTCTGACGTCAACGTGCAGAAGGACCAGAATGGATATACAACAATTGAGTCTATTAGGATGGATAAAACCGGAACACAGGCCAGCCTGTCTGACTTTGTTGATCCAGGTGCACTAAAGTCTCTAGAGAGCCCAGGAGTCAACCCATATGCAAAGGTGTCCCCTGACGATCCTCGTGTACAGAGCTCCTACGGTGCGGTCACAAATCTACGAAACATTGCGGCTGCTATCCCTGACTCAACCCCAGGCAAGGCAGATATGACGTTGACGATCAACAAGATTGAAAGCAATCTTAACTCTATCGCTGGTCGAGCGGAAGACTCAGGTGTCCGCATTGCTCAGATGAACGCCGATATGGCACGGCAACAGGCAGAGTCAGCCAAGGCAAACCTTGCTTTTGTCTCAAATATAAAACCAAATCCTCTTAGCAGAGTTCCATCATCGGCTGACTTTGCGGCAAACCAAAGAGTATCTTCAGTTCTTGGTGAGGGCGCTGAGGGAATTCTTGGTGGAGCTAACGTATTTTTCCGTGAGCTTGGCAAGTTGGCTGGTGGTGTTGGACAGGGTGCGCTACAGGCTGGCGGTGCTCTTGCCTACGGAATCCCAAGCGCGGTAGGTGGTGCGCTATCTGCTGGAATTAACTTTGTTCTACCAGGAATTCCTGGGTCTTCTGGATCTGGCGCAACCTCGGTTGCTCCAAGGCAACTTGCCCCAACTAGCCAAGTAGGTCCGCTTTCAGTTCGACCGCTTCCAAAGGGAACACCAAGGACCACATCGCCAGGCGCTGGTCTCTCTCTGACGGCGCAGCCGTTTGTTGACTTCCGAGCTGGCGAGCGCGCAAGTGGAACAATCTCAACACCAAGAACTACAACTAGGGCGGTAACGCCCCTAGGTGGAAGGACGGCTCGGTAATGCCAAGCATCTTCGGCAAAGGTAGCGGCGGTCAGCAGGTTTCATCAATCCTTAGCGACGTCTCCTTTGGTGTCGGTAAGTCCGCTGCTGGTGGTTCGCAGAGCCGATTTGGCCCTGGGATTGGTCGTGCATCGGTAAACGTATCTGAGCCAGAAACTTTTGGCCAGTCCCTTGAGGGATTGGGTAAAGGAATCCTTGGACTTGTCGGGTCAATCCCGCTTGTCGGTGGAGTTGCTAAGGGTGCCCTTGAGCTTGGCGGTGGTGCTATCGGTGGTGTCGGGTCTGCTATTGGATCGTTCAAGCCAGTGGAAACTGGCCCTAGTGTCGGGGACGTGGTATCAGGAATTCCAGGCGCTGCACTTGAGGTCATCAGCGCACCATCCAAGTTTGTCCAGAAGGACCTTATCGCCAAGGACACCGCCCGTAAACTTATGGAAGGAAATCTTAAGGACGGGTTCGGAAACGCAGCGGAGTACTACAACGTTCCCGGAATCAAGCAACTACTCAACAACAACGCTACACAGGACGAGATTGCTGAGTTTATCTACAAGGAGGGTCTGACCTTTGGCTCCAAGCCAGACATCGCACGCGACCTTGTCCTCGGACTCGTTACCGATCCATTGACGTGGGTTCCATTTGGCGCAATTGCCTCTGGCGCAGCACGCGCTGGCGCACTCTCTAAGGCCGTAAGGGCTGGAGAAGTACTCGCCGCACCAGACGCCAAGTTCTGGCAGGTGTGGCAACCAGTCGGCGCAGTTTACAATGCCATCACTGGTATGACCAGTGGGTCTGCCCGCGCTGTCTCCACATTCCTTGCTGGAAAGGCTCCAGGTGTATTCGAGCTTGCCTACAAAGCATCCAACGCCAAGAAGTATGTTGGCGCCCTATCCCGCGTTGCTGGCTCAGACGCAGATCAAGTCGTCTCAGAAGCCTCGCGCCTAACCTCATACACTGCGAGTCGATTTGCCAAGGCTGGTGCCGCAAGACTCGTAGCCGAAGAGTCTGCTCTTGCCGTTCGTGGAAGTTCGCAAAGCCTAGTCGTTTCAATCTCCGATGACCTTGCCACACTTAAGCCACGGCTGAATGCCGCCAATGAGAAACAAGTTGTCAATGAGGCAATTGAGATCTTGAACAAGCCAATCGCCGAGGGAGATGATGGCTTGGTTAACACTCTTATGGCAATGGGGTTCAGGACTAGAGAGGTCGAGGAACTTGTCCTGAAGGTCTTGAAGTCAGATGGAGAAGAGGGTCTCATCAAGGTTGCCAACGAATACCAAAGCAAGTTTCAGCGAAATGCCATCCTCGTCAAGAGCCCAAAGGAAGCGGAGAGCCTGCTTTCCACACGCGCGAGGACCCAGGGTCGAGCCGTCACTACGGCTGGCGTGCGAGAAGCAATTGCCTCAAAGCGTGAACTAACTGCGTTTACAAACCCAAGCAACATTGATGCCGCACGACAGTACGTTGTTTCCAATCTTCGCTATGGCCTGAGCCTTAGCGCAGAGCAGGGTGGACGACTCTTTGATGAAGTAATCGCGCCAGCTATCCGAGGCGGGCAGGTAGACGATGCACTAGACTTCCTTGATCTTACAAGAATGTCTTCCTTTGGTCGCCTGGCCGAAGGTATTGCCACGGTTCGACAGACGTTCAAGGGTGGACCTGGCCAGCGACTGACCCTAATCTCCGCACGCTCGCTTACACAGGGTCGTGCGGACGAACTTCGGGCTGCGATTGAGGCTGCCAAGGGGAATCCAGCAGCTATCCAAAAGATTGTTGGCGACGCTGCAAATCAATACTCCGATCTATACGAGGCATTCGGTGGCAAGAACCTCGCTCGCCTTAATGCCGACGAACTTGCCGAGGACTTCTCCAAGTATCTTGATGAGAACAAGCAGTCATTCGTCCGTGGCATTACAGAAGATGACGTTATCGAGTTGACACCACAGGCGCTCAAGTACCAAGATGAAGCACGGGCAGCAGGGTATGAACTTGGCATTGCGCCAGAGGATGGCGTCATTGGCAGGGTGATGACCCTGACCGACAAGATCGGACGCGAGTATCAGTCTCGCGCCTTCTCTCCGTTTGCCGACCTTGTAGACGATGTCTTTGTTGACCCGACCAGCCTTGGTCAGGCAACACTAACCTACAAGCGCAACGCTGTACAGTCAGCATTGAACTACACCTTCCGACGTCGCTACGGTGCGATAATTTCGGAAAAGGTTCGTGATCGATGGATCACTGAATCAAACAGTATTGGTATGACAACACGAGAGGCCAACGAAACGCTTCGTGTTATTAGGCAACTTGGCGATGAGCAACAGATCCTTCCTCGCGGTCTTGCCCTAGAGCAGGCACTCGGCTCCAACAGCTCACTTGCCAAGGCAATTAATGCCTCACTAAGCAAGGAAGCAATCCTTCGCATTTCCGAGCGCACCGGGGTGCCAGCAAACAATGTCTGGAAGACAGTCTTTATGAACATCTTTAAGGCATACAACGGGGACCTGTCTGACCTCGGGTTGATGCCAAAGTTCACCTCGTGGGTGAAGATGAAGTTTCCAGCTATCGCTATCGTCAGCGACAACTTCTTCCCAAGGTTTAGGTTCGGCGTTGGCGCTCCGCAGTTCCGATATGGACAAGAGAACATTGAGCCTACGTTCTTTAGGTTTACGACTGGCGCTGGCGTTCGTGAAGAACGCATTGCAGGTCTAAACAAGAACGCCATTGGAACACGTGGTATAATTGGAGAGTTCGCCGAGCACAACCAAGTTGGCGACGCACAGACTGCATTTATGCAATCCTCCAATGGGGTTGCGATTCGTATTGCCAATAAAGAACCAATGGTAATGGAAGCCCTCGGCAAGTTGGCAAAAGGTCAGGCTGGCGTTAGGGATGTTGGTCTCGCAGTAAAGAGAAGCGTTCTCGCGGTTGACGACCGAAAGCAAAGTGCGCTTGAGGCAATTATTTCTAAGGGTATGGCGCGAAGGCTGTACGGCGTTCTCAACGACGAATCCCCACAGGTCATTGCGTCGGTTGGAAAGTTCCTTAACACATCCGACCCAGAGAAGATTGCTTACTACATCGGACTTGACTTCATTGCAAGAACAGATCCTATCGCAATGCGCGAACTGATCAAAGCAGGAGAGAAGGTCGGACTCATTGCGCTCAAGACACCAGAAGAACGAATGCTATACCAGAACGTCGTTGAGGCAGCACGAACTGCTGCGGCACGAGAGGGTGAGCGGGCGCGTCGTGCAATTTACTTTGATCCAAACCGAGCCTGGTGGGAGCGCAGCCTTAACCATCCGCTCCTTGCCCTTTATCCGCTGTCCTATATGGTCGGCAAGGTTATCCCTGAGTTTGTCCGCTTAATGGTCAAGACACCATTCCCAGGAAAGCTTGGCGGCGACCGACTCTTCCTTGGACTACAGGCACTGGACAGCGTCTCTGATTCCGTCATTGCGGCAGAGAAGTACGACCCAGAGTTCAGGACGTGGATTGAGGACAATCCAGAAGCCTGGATGCTTTTGACGTGGCTTGTCCCATATACGCCAGACAACATCGGCTTTGGATTCTCGTCAACCTTCCGCAAGTACGTCATCGGCGAAGGTCTTAAGGGCGAAGGTCTTGATGTGGCCAATATCCCACAGGCTGCATTCGAGCAGGTTGTCGGAGCATCTATTGCTGGTACGTGGCGAATGGGGTTCAACGCCGCTGACGACATTATCAAGGACACCCCAGATCTAACCGAGGGCGCACCAGATGTCCTCGAAATCCTACAAGGTAAGAATTAACCTCCGCGCTGTGCGGGGGAGGAATTAGAAAAAGGAGAAATGCTGTGGCTGACGAAGTCGTAAACAGCGCCCCGGTTCAGTCGGATGAGGTAGTAGCCCCAGAGGTTGCTGCTGTTCCCACTGAGAACGAGGCGGATGTTACCACTTGGAAGAAGCGCCTAGCAGGCAAGGATCAGGCACTCACCGCAACGAAGAAGGAACTCGATGAGTTCCGTTCTAAGGCGGAAGAACTTTCACGCTGGAAGGCAGAGCAGGAGCAGGCATCAATGTCTGAGTTCGAGAGGGCGCAAGCCAAGATTCGAGAACTTGAGCAGAAGGCTGCAACCGCCGAGCGGGCTGTGAAGGAAGAGCGCCTAGCACGGGAATACCCACTCGCGTATCAGTTCTTAAAGGACACCAGCAATCTTGATGAGGTTGGCCGCGCTGCTGCGCTGGAAAGCTTCGTGAAGCAGGCTAGTGCCGCTGCTACCCCAGAGTCGGCCCCTTCGCCAGTGGATCCAAACAATGCGCGTCGGGCAACTGCCGCGCCAACTGAAAAGCCCAACTCAAAGAGTATCTCTGATGCTCTGAAGGCGTTGGGAAATCCATTCGCTGAGTAAGAAGGAGTAGCATACAATGGCTACCACGACTACCGGCACGTCAAACTTTTCCGATCTAGTCACGCAGCTTGTCGCTGCACGGGCTGAAGAGGAACTGCGCGCACGTGCCGTTCACGCGATGCCAGGGATGTACGTCCCTGCTCGCTTCATCAAGGGTACGAACACCCTTCGCTACGCTCGTTATGCCGACCTCGCGGTTAGCACGACGGTTCTTTCGGAAGGTGTCGCCCCAACGGACGATGCCCTCACGATTTCATCCGAGTTCTTCACCGCTGCGCAGTACGGCGCGACGGTTGCGGTCTCGGACCTCGCCAACCTTGACTCGCCACACGACCTCATCAGCTCCGTCTTCGGCGCTACGGGTGCAACCACGCTGACGCAGAACACTGCCAACTCGGCAGTCGCTGCGGCGGGCGTCCTTTCGGGAGCGTTCGTTAAGCAGATGGTCGCTCGCCTCAAGGGCAGCAACGTTCCTCAGTTCGCTGACGGCACGTACCGCTGCATCATCCACCCTGCGCAGGAGTATGACCTCGTGTCAGACACCAGCGTAAACGGTTGGATCGAGTCGCGCAAGTATGTGGACAACACCAACCTGCTCACGGGCGAGATTGGTATGTTCGCAGGCGTGCGCTTCATCGTCTCCTCGGACGCCAAGGTCTACGCGACCGCTGGTGCTTCAAGCGGCAACGTGTACAACGCTCTGTTCCTCGGACCAGACGCTTACGCGATTGGCGACAGCCAGACCCTCCAGAGCTACTTCGTGGCTCCGGGTGGTGACCACTCCGACCCACTCGCCCAGAAGGCGTTGGTCGGATACAAGATGCGCTTCGGCACCCTCCTCCTCGACGAGGCAGGCGCTCGCTATCGCATCCTGAAGACTCAGGCCACGGTCTCCGTCTAATCGGTACTGGGGGTTCCGATGACCCGCTCCCCTCTTTGAGGGGGGCGGGACCCCCGCCATAGAATCAACGTAGAGGCATCCAGGACGCGCCAGGAGCCACGAAAAGGTCGGGGGTGGTATGTAGATACCCCCAGAGCACAGCGAGGCTCTATGCTCGCTCAGGAGGGTCGGATGAACATTCTCGTATGGGGTACTGCCGAGCAGGGACCTTGCGCCTACTTCCGTGGTCATATGTTTGACGAAGAGTGGAAGAAGATGGGCATCAACGTCAGGCACATTGACAAGGTCAACTTCATCGCCAAGGACGGCGCACAAGGACTCAGTCAAGCGGAGGCAATGGCAAAGGGTCTGCTGTCAGTGGACACCAGTGACATTGATTGGGCGGACGTCGTAATGTTCCGCCGTTACTACAACTGCTCCGCCAAGTGCCATACCTGTGGCACGGCAACGAAGGATCAAGCAAAGATCCTCGTCCACCCACACAAGATGGAGATGCGCGACAGCATCACCGAGTGGATGTGGCCAGCCTTTGAGAGCGAGAGCAACAACAAGGCGGTCATCTACGAGACCGACGACAACCACTTCCAGATCCGTACGTGGAACGGATACTTCCCAGACGTTCAAGCAGAGCGACCGCTCATTGAGCGAATGGCCAAGAGGGCTGACCTCGTTACCGTCAGCACGGGTCCAATCAAGACTGCGTATAGCCATCTCAACGACAACATTAAGGTCATCAGAAATGCAATCGATCCTTCGATTTATACGACTAGTGCTACACGCCCAGAACACGGCGGTGACAAGCCACGCGTGGTCTATTACGGCAGCACGGCGCGAATGCGCGACTACGCCGGATACCCTAGTGGTGTCGGTGGGAAGTGGGAAGGCGGATACGCGGGGAAGGCGATTGAAGATCTCCGTAAGGAACTCTGGAACGTCTTCATCGGAGTAAACCCAGGCACCGAACAAGTCGTCGCCCCATTCTTTGACGAAGCATTCCACTACGTAGAGAACATCAAGCAGTTCACCGAGATCCTTGCACGCAGCCACCCAGACATCGGCATCGCTCCGCTCGGTGGGGATGACTTTGACCGCTGCAAGTCGGAGCTGCACTGGCTGGAATACTCGATGGTCGGAGCCGCGTTCGTCGGTGAAAGATTTAAATACGGCGAAGCACCGTACTCAATGGTCAACCACGGCGTTGATGGGCTTCTTGCTCGTGGACGACAGCAGTGGTTTGACGCAATGAAGTCGCTGGTCCGAAGCAAGGACTTGCGCGAACAACTCGCGGGTGCGGCTAAGGAGCGCGTACTCAAGGAATACGACTACAAGGATCGGGCAGTCGAATGGGCCGATGCCTTCAAGTGGGCAGTAGAGCATAAGGGGATTTGGAAGAATGGCAGGAGAATCACTAACAACGCTTAGGACGTCGGTACGATCCGACTTGCGTGACACCGCTGGTGCCACGTGGACAGACACAGAGATCAACGATCTCGTCAACTCCGGCATTGACTGGCTGAACGGGCTATACCCAAAGGAAGCCATCCAGACCACGTCGTACACTCAGCCAATTTCTGGCGCGGTGTTCTCCGTTGCGCTGTCTGACGTCAACTGGCCGTTCCGCGTGGACGTGTACACAGACGCCGACAAGTACCGCGAGACGCTCTGGCCATCCAGCGGCGACGGCCCCGACTCAGGGTGGGAAGTTCATAACAACATCATCTTCTTCCCGCCGCACTACGTTCTCCCCGACACTGGCAAGCTGCGTATCTTTGGATACACAGGCTTCGTGCAACTTTCTTCCAACACCGCAACAACCGATATGGACGTGACCGCAATCTCCTCGATGCGCGTGTGGGTCCAAGCCGAAGCGTTCAACCGACTCCTCTCCGACCGCGTTGCCTTCCAGCAGTGGCAGGTACAGTCGGGCAACTCCGACGTCTCCGCGCTCTCGCTTAACCAGATCGCCCTCTCCAACCAAGCCCGAATCAGGCGGGAAGAGACAAGACTCCGCCGTATGCGGAGGCTTGGCTAATGGATTTTAATCTACCGATCTATCTCTCCAACCAATCTGGCGGGCTGCTTGACATCAACAGCATTGCTTCGTCTGATCTAACGTCGTCCCTCGGACCACGCAGCGGGTACAAGGTGATGGCGGCATCGCTCGGTGCCTCCAATGCCGTGGGCTACGTGGACAAGCGAGCGGTAGATGACGGCGTGGACGTTGGCGATGCGTACCTTACGGGACGCCAGATTGACATCCAGTGCGCCGTCTTCGGATCCACCCTTGCTGACTTCCACTCCAAGATGCAGGAGTTGTCGGACATTATGCGCATTAACCCGCGCTTCTACGACAGTTCCTTTGGCTTCCGCGAAATGAAGTTCAGCCAAGCGACGATTGATACAGCAACCTACACCAACGGCGTTGCGCCGCTGCGCTTTGTCGTGCGCCCGATGGGCACGCCCAACGTGGTGTACAACCAGGCGGCGTCTATTGACCACAGCGTCAGCACGTCAGCAACTCGTGGATTCTCCGCGACAATGAACCTGTCGTTTATGGCACGCGAACCGTACCGACACCGGCAGACGCAGCGCGAGATCAGCATCAACGTGTCCAGCGTGTCATCTAGCACGGCAACAACCTCGTTGCCAAACGTTGGCACAGCCTTTGCCAGGCCAATTGTGGAGATTATCCACCCGTCCTCAACGACGGCTGGCGTCACGGTTTCAAGCGTTACGTTCGTCATTGACTCAAAGACGGTCAAGGTAAACAACCTTGTCTTTGATCCTACCGACACCAACAACGAGACACGATGGTACGTGGACTTTGATGCGCACGCCGTCTACAAGGGCACAAGAAGCGTTGCGGGAGGGGTGTTTGTACAAACGCTGCGGATTGACGTCCTTGACCTAACCTTCTTCCAGTTCGGCACCATCCTTGCCAGAGACGACGGAGCAACGGTGCTCACGACCTCGTGGGGCGGAACTGTCGAGCCTGACTTGATGACTGCCAAGTACTACGAGTCGTACTACTAATGCCGTACATTGAGATCTCTGCGCCAGCAACGACCGTAGAGTCGTCGATCTCTATCGCCCTCGGCACGGCTACATCTATCTCCTCGTCCGTCCTAACGGTGATCGCACGCAACGACGACGGCACGACCAACACGGGATCAACGTTTAGCGTTGCCCTGTTGCATCAGGGCGTTGGTTCTATCATCTTCGCCACGGGCGACACCGCAAGTGTCACGCTAAGTTCTGGTGTGGCCACGACCGCGATTCGCGGCAAGGCGGCAGGTCAGGTGGAGATCATTGCATCTGGCAGCAGCTATGCAACAGGTGGCAAGACGCTCACCGTGGTTGCCAACTCGCAACTAGGCGGGACGGCAAGACCTGGTGGTATCGCTGTGCCGGGTACTGGCGCTGGATCTGGTACCGACCTCAACCGAGGTACGTCGCGCATCGCTAACCAGACGCTGTATCGCGTGATCCTCTGGGATATGACCAGCACCAAGGCACGCAACAACATCCGCGCTGTCATCCACGACGCCAAGAATGTCGGCGTCTCCACCTACCTCAACGAGGGTGGGGAGGCATTCTTCACGTTGCCATACAACCATCCGCAGATCGCGGAATGTGTGCCACTAGAGCGGCACTACCGCGTAGACCGCTTTGACGAAGAAGAGGGGCGCTACACCACCATCGGGCAGGGCATCCTTGAGGACTACGAGGCGACGCCAGACGAGACGGTGTTCTATGGCTTGGACTATATGATGGTGCTCACAAAGACCATCACCACGCCGACGACGACCGCGACGCTGACCTACGACGACAAGACCTTCCAACACATCTACATCGACCAGATGACGCAAGCGGTTAACCAGACCAGTTCGCGTCTTGGGTTCATCCAGTTCAGAGCAAACACGACGGGGTGGTCACACCTCCTGACCACCCCGCTCGTGATTAACGCATCTACCGCAACCTACGACATCTTCACGGGTGGCGAGTCTCGCGGTCTCTTCCTGACCAACGTGGCTAACATCGCAATGGCAGGTAGCACCAGCAAGGTCGTCTTCGGCAACACGCTAGAGAGCGAGACCGAGGTCTACAACACGTTCTTCTGCGATATGAACTTCTCGCCCCAGCCGAACAACGACTTGGTGCTGGAGTACGGCACGAACCTCAAGAGCTTCTCGTACAGTCCAAACTTCCGAAGCCTCATCACCCGATCCCTTGTGGTGGCGACCAGCGTGTACAACGCGACGGCGCCGACAAAGATCTGGTCTGGTGTCGCCACAAGCACAAACGCCCCGACGACCACATACGGGATCATCGAGGCGGTGTTCTCTGAGACCGATCTTGTGTCTCAGGCGGAGGCGGATGCGAAGGCGGCTTACCGGCTGTACCAGTCCTCGCCAGAAAAGATCAAGACCATTAGCGTGGCCGTGACCGACGGCTCCATCAGCCCGTACAAGCGGTACAAGTTGGGCGACGACATCAAGGTCAGGATCAAGCGGGGCAACGTGGACATTGACACCTATCTCACGCTGCGAGGGCAGCGATACGTGGGCGAGACCAACGGCAAGGAAGAGCTGTGGTTTGACTTCTTCCCACGCGACACAGCCGTCTTCCCAGGAGTATCTGCAAGGTGACCAACTCGCACTTCCATTCCCTCCTAGATGCAATCAACGAAGTGAGGTCCGACTTGTCCCAACGCCTAGAACGCATTGAGGAGCGGCTCCGAGAAGTAGAGACATTCCAGCACAAGACAGAAGCCGTTGACAGCGCAAGCAAAGATTCGTCTATTGCGCTACGATGGAGACTGGGGATAACTGTGTCCGCTGTGGGCATTGTCATCTCCCTGCTGTTGAAGTTGCTGGAGGTACTGTGAGCCTCGAACTAGACATTCACGCCTTGCGTAGCCAAGGTCTTTCATTCTCTCAGATTGGGGTGAGAGTCGGTCTCACCAAGGACCAGGTGCAGAAGCGGTACCAAAAGTATTTGCTCTCTAGCCCCCTCCCCCATACCCCCTCCCCAGAGGGGGACCGGTCTTATTTAGAGGGGGATCGGTCTTATTCAGAGGGGGATCGGTCTTTTAGTGGGGGTCCGTTTAAGAGAGATTTAACCCCCCCTACCCCCCCAGACGAAGATTATATCACACCAGTTGACGTTGTGCAGATAGACTACATCGAGCGGTTAGGGGAACGACGTGACTCAACGAATGAGCTGGTGGTAGCAGCGGGCGACTTCCAGTTCCCCTTTGAAGATCCAGAGGTATACTCATCCTTCCTCACCTTCCTAGCGTATGAGCGTCCAGACCGTATTGTCCTGACGGGGGACATCTTGGACCTCACAGCCGTGTCTGCCTACGATAAGGACCCTCGGCTAGGGATGCCCGTCCAAGAAGAGTTGGCGCACACGCACCGTCGGTTGGCCGAGATCCGCGCCGCCGCTGGACCAGAGGCGCAGATCTTCTTCCTCTACGGCAACCACGAAGCCCGCTTCTCCAAGTGGCTGGCGAAGAAGGCGCCCGACCTCGTCGGTCTCACCGACGCAGAGGGACGCGAGATGCTCTCGCTTGCCAACCTGTTGCGCTTTGATGCGCTTGACATCACCGCGTGTCTCTCTGAGGGCGTGGCGTTTGCAGGTCCAGAGCACCTACGCTCCTACTACCAGATCGCACCAGACCTCATCGCCACGCACGGCACATACTCCCGTACGACGGGCGGTGGGGCAAGCATTATGCCAATCGTAGAAGCGGCTGGTGTCTCCGTCGTCGGCGGCCACGATCATTCACAGGGCGTGGCTTTCAAGACCATCGGAGGATTCGCTGGGCTAGAAGCACGGCGCACCGCCGCCATCTCCACAGGGATGATGTGCCGGCGCACAGAGCTGGGCTACCTTGCCCAGCATCAGGTCTCACGCTGGGCGGCTGGCTTTGCCGTCATCGAACTCTGGGGCGAGGAGGCTGGCCAATGGCAGCCCGACTTCGCTTCGTGGACTGGGTCGGAACTCGTGTGGCGTGGCAAACGCTACGCACCCAAGAGTGTGGTAAAATAAGCCAAGTATAATCAGGAGGGTCGGGTGGTCGGAGTTATCGGGTCGGGGCAGGTAGCCCAACACGTCATCGCAGAGTTGCGCCGTCGCAACCTACGCTTCAAGGTCTATACGCGCTCACTTCAGCCCGACGCTGAGGTGGGCGTTTTTGTGTCTTATACGCCTGAGACAATCGCACAGCAGTTGCGCGATGACGACGTGACGTCGGTCATCAACTGCGCCGCATTAAGAGATATTAATCTTTGCGAGAAAGATCCGACGCTTGCCGTCAGGGCGAACGTGGATCTGCCTGCTGCCATTGGCGACACCGTCAAGCAGTTGTACATCAGCACGGACTACGTCTACGATCTCAACGAAGAGGACCGCAGGCTGGATGAGGACACTCCGACGAGGGGTGCGCTCAGCATCTACGGGCAGACCAAGTTGCGCGGCGAGCAGGAAGTCTTGCAGCGCGGCGGCTCTGTCGCCCGCATCAGCAGCCCGTGGGGTCTCTACCCATCACCGATGAAGCCGAGCTTTGTGGATATGGTGACGTCGTCGCTCAAGGTCTTGGACCTGCCGACGGATCAGTTCTTCAACCCAACGTACTTGCCGGACGCTGCCCCTGTGCTGGTCGACCTCGCGGTCAACCCGTCGCGTGGCATCTACCACGTGGTGAATCAGGGCAAGACCAACTGGTTTGAGTTCGCCAAGGTGGCTCGCTCAATGGCACGCAACAAGAACAAGACGACGGGATCGTTCCGCTGGGACAACACCCGTCCGCGCAATGGCGCACTCATCAACAATCGCCTGCCAAGGTTCCGTACCTGGGCTGAGGCAATGCAGGAATATCTTAGTGGCCCACGGGCCGAAGGAAGGATCAAGCGATGAAAGTATTAGTGGTCGGACATCGTGGCTTCATCGGCCCACTTGTTGTCAAACATCTCAAGCACGCTGGCGCACAGGTTCACGGCATTGACGAGTCGTGGTACGACGAGAGCATCCGCGGACTGAACGCAGAACACTTGCCGCACTCGGAGCGCAACGGCAAGAACGCCCGCTTCATTGACATTGACACGCTCGGTTCCTATGACGTGATCGTCTGGCTTGCTGCGGTGAGCAACGACCATATGGGAAACCTTGATGAGTTCGATACCTTCTGGTCAAACTACGAGTTGCCAAAACTGAAGGCGGATGAGTTCTGGTCGCGCAACCCGAACGGTCGCTTCGTGTACATCTCCTCGGCGTCTGTCTACGGCGCGAACGGAGACATCGCCAAGGAAGATACGGCAACCGATCCGCTCACCGCGTACTCCAAGAGCAAGGTCAAGATGGACGAGTGGCTCGGCCAGCAGGATCGCTCGTGGGTATCGCTGCGCCTCGGCACCCTGTGGGGTGTCTCACCGAATATGCGACGCGACCTCGTGGTCAACGCCTTCACGTGGGAGGCGATCCACAAGAAGCACATCCACCCACAGTCGGAAGCCAAGCGACCAATCCTCAACGTGGATGACGCTGGCTGGATCATCTCGCTCGCTGCCATCCTCCCTGCGGTGCAGGGTATCTACAACGCCTGCTCCGAGAACGTCACGGTCACGCAGTTGGCTGATCGCATCGGCAACGCCACTGGCGCTGAGGTCTCACCATACACGGGGAGCGACGGCGACAAGCGGGACTACTGGATGGACAACGCACGACTGCTC